CTTCCGTTCCGTCGTGTTTTTTTTTTTTTTTTTTTCCCTCTACTCAAACAAGGCTATTTGTTCAAGGGAAATTAAAGCCTTCACTGATACTCTCTATCATAATCAACGATCTTGTGATACTCACGGTCCATCGTGTGCATTTTCACCAACGTATCCATAGTCGGAAATCCCTTGCACAACGAATCAGTATCAATTTCTCCTTTGCGGAGCAATTTGATAAGATCTTTTTCATCAAGATCAGTAAGACGCTCCCTAAAGAGCTCGGAAACATCCTGGTCATAAATCTTCTCAATCGAAGCTACCGTACAGTAAACATGTTTCAAGAACTCATAGGCAACGTCATTAGTTCCCATAGTATCATACGCACTCCCACAACAAGCCAACAACACATCAACAGCAGTACGCTTGTCACCGCTCGAAAACGGCAACTTATGGATATACTTATGGACTGGTCGATAGGGATAAACATCAGGATAATCAGGAGTATCCGGAAACCACGACGGTCTGGCGACAAAATATCGCTGAAGAAAAACCAGACCGGTGGAAATAAGACCTCCCTGAGACGACGGCTCACTCATAAATGGAACATCTGACCTAATATCCTTCATTTCCATGTCCCAGAACCTGGCAAGAAACTTCTCAAACGCCAACTCACCAAGGAACTCATGAAGACAAGACGCCGTGCCAATTATGTGGTCATCACCATAAACAACAATAATAATGCGGCCATTGAGAAACTCAACATCTATTCGATTACGAAGCGATGGATTGGTGAACTTAACCCACTCAACAAACAAGCAATAAAGAAACGCAAGTATCCACGAATCGCCATGGGACGTTGAATAAGCACCCGACGGCATACCGCCGAAAAGAATTCTCCACTCATTTCCATAGAGATGAGAAATTCTAATCGACAAGTGACGCATGGCCTGACGGAGAAGGAGCTTATAAACTTCCTCATCACCATCCTCAAAATTATAGTAAATTCCAGCCTGTGAGCAATAAATCTCGATCAAAAATTTGTTCAACGACAGGTCAAAACCAGAAACATCACCGTCATCCCACTTCATGTCAGGGTCCTTGTACCTCAATATCTCAGCAAGGTCCTGAGCACCTCCATGCCACCACTTCATTCCAATACGGATAACACGACCCCTTTCCATCTTTTGGCGAGTAGAAAAGACATGAGATTCAAGCAGGTAACCGGTAGCAAAATCTATCTTAAATAACCGGAACTTGTCCTTCGCCTTACGAAAATCAACTTCATTCATCTTCTCATAGGCACTAAAAACCTCACTCTTTACGCTGTAAACCCAAGCACAGTCATGAAAAGGCAAAAGCACCCCTCGCTTAGCGGCGGCAAGCATCTCCCTAAAAGAATCCATTGCATAAGAACGATGCTCAAGCTTCTTACCAGTGTAAGAGTAAACACGATAATAAGGTCGATCATCGTCAGGGGGCTCAACAGATCCTTTACCAGAACGGGCACCAGAAGATGAACCAACGGGCATAGTAGAACTACGATCGCGCTCTGGGTCATATTTGACTGTACCTATGTTGCGATCCCAACCCGCCATAGAATTCAAACGACGGAGAGCGGGAGCGAGCAAATGACCAAGCGACAGCGCAAACTCGTTAGGACCTCGAGTCGGCCGCCCTATCTTAGACATACCATTAACCATTTTGTTCGGGTACAACTCCTCAAGAGATCGATAAGTGTACTGGCCCCATCTGCAACCGGTGAAAGCCCTATTGTAGAACGAGAGCTGTCGAAGGCAAATGGCAGTAAGTGACAATATCTCACCAGGTTTACTAATTTTCTTGTCATACCCAGGACCAACAGGGTGAACAGACGTCATACAGTCCCACGGCATACCAGCAACACATGATATTTTC